ATAGAGAGAATCACTTTTAGGATGGATAGATCATGTTAAAGTTCCTCGAACGAGGTTTGATAGTTGAAGTAGTGGTTCTCTCGCACTTAGAGAAAAAGGAATAGAGTATGAGTATAGAAATGATTATAATGTTGGCGATTGGGTACTGTAGTGGTGTTGCAATGATGATGGTGTCAGATATGTGGGCCAGAAGAGAGTGTCATGTATAACCACGACGAAAGAGTTGATAGAATTATTGCGATCACTGAACAGTTGATAGGATTGTATGAAGCAAAAGGTGAACTTGGCGAAATGCAGAATAAAATAACAAGTGAGAAAATTTCACAGTTAGAATCAGAAAGATCTGCACTTGAAGAGGGTACTGGAAGGAATCAGTTACATGGTTAGAATAGAGTATATTAAATGCACAGAAGCAATGAATGACGTTGATCTGAGAACCAGAGAAGTTAAGTTCTTCGACTCGAAAGAAGAAGCACATAGATGGGGCAAGAATACCAACGGAAACCCGAAGAGTTTGTTTAAGGTTTTTGCACTAAAAGAAGTAGACCAGTTTGGAACTATATTAGACTGGGTTTAATAAATAAAAAGTTTCTCTGAGGAAAGAGGTGGGGGGTTGACTCTCCACCTTTTTTTTATTATAAATAGATGTAACGATTCGGAGACTATAATGAGATTTAAAATATTTTCAGAAGCATATGACATTATTCCTAAGAATGATGAAGATGTTGATGCAATAAAACATCTAGATGATAATCAGAAGGAAAAGGTAAAAGAACTTTTATCTACCGTAAAGAAAAAATCTGGTAAAAAAGATCCTTTAGCACTATCTCCAAGTTCTAGTGAAAAAGGAATAAAAATTCAAAGGGTTGCCTTTGATGATATAGATGCTGATGCCTTATCAAAACAATCTGGATTTAAATTATCTGCTGGTAATGGTTCACGAGGTGGTGGTGGATCTAAATCAAAAGGATTTGCGTTTGAACACCAGATCGTCAAAGATATACAATTGTATATTGCACAAGGTGCAGATGCAGACTTTAAATTTCCAGATATGATGAAAGCAATGCACGACGATTTTTTAAAGGACGCGAAGACAATCCAAGTACAATTAGATGGTACTGCAAACACAAAAAGACCTTTAGTATTCGGTGATGCCAAGGCAGTAATCGGTGGCAGAGAATTAAATATTGGACACAAAGTTACAGACGTAACAGTGACCATAAACGGTAATAGAAAAATATATTTGTCTGCAAAATTTGGTGGAACTGTAACATTCTTTAATGCTGGTGTGGGAAAAATATTTCCAGCCAAAGACTTTGAAGATGGTAAAATCAATAATGCAGATGGTAAGAAACTTTTAAAAATGTTTGGTATAGACGAAAAAAGGTTTATAGAGATCTTTACCAAATACGATAAAAAGACTGCAAAAAGAAACGCACCTAAGAATGTTGTGATACCGACTAATGCAAATAAAGCTGCACTGAAAAGACTACTTCTTACAGGTATAGGCATGGGTTACTACATGGTGCATCGTAAGAAGAACAAAGTAGAATTTTATGAAATGACTGCTGGTAGATTGAGACAAGCGGCAAAGATTGAAAGTATTGAAATATTATATCCTAAACCTGGCACAGCCAAAAGGATTGATATCAGAGTAGTTTCACCATTGTACATATTTAAATTCAATATAAGAAACAAACAGGGTGGTCTAACACCGTCACATATTATGTGTGATTATGTACCCAACCCAAGAGGAAAGTCATTAGCATAATGGATAACTTTGCAGACTTTATAACAGAACAAAAGAATACACACATGACTCACATTGAGGACAAGGTTCTCTATGGTGGAGTTAAAGGTACACGACAAGCCATACTCGCTCTGCGTGAATTAAGAAAAATGCTCGGAGGAGAGAAAGATGGAAATGTCAGTGTTAAATGGGATGGCGCTCCTGCTATTTTTGCTGGTACTGATCCGAGTGACGGTCAGTTTTTTGTGGCCAAAAAAGGGATATTCAACAAAAACCCTAAAGTCTACAAGTCTGCAAGTGACGTTGATGCTGATACTTCTGGTGATCTTGCTGATAAGCTCAAAGATGCACTCAGATATCTCCCTTCTATTGGAATCAAGGGGGTCATTCAAGGAGACTTTCTCTTCAGTAAGTCTGATGTGGGTAAATCAAAAATAAAAGGAAAATCATATGTCACCTTTCACCCTAATACTATTATATATGCTATTCCCGATGGGACTTCTGCTGCCAAAGAAATCAAAAAGGCGAAACTGGGGATTGTCTGGCACACCACCTACGAAGGAAAAACCTTCGAAACAATGAGGGCATCATACGGTGTAGATGTATCTAAACTCAAGAAAGTAAGTAATGTATGGTCTCAGGACGCAATGTTAAGAGACTTGACAAAGTATACAATGAGTGCTAGTGATACGGAGTTAGTAGACGGATACATATCTGAAATGGGTAAGATGTTTAATAAGATATCAGGAACTACACTGAGACAGTTAGAAAAAGATCAGACACTTGCACAGACTATAGAAACCTATGGTAATAAGTTTGTTCGTAAGGGTGAGATCATTAAAGATACTAATAGACACGTAGATGGATTGATACGACACATCAACGAACTGTTTGGTAAAGAAGCCGATAAAAGAAAAACTGAAAAGGGTAAGTCAGTACAAATTGGAAAACGTAACGAAATGTTGAAGTTCTTTTCAAAACAAAACAAGAAAAGTCTTAAAATGATGTTCGATTTACAGAAATTAATAGTTTTAGCGAAATTAAAACTGATAAATATACTCAATAGACTATCTAATGTAGATACCTTCGTGAAGACAAAAACTGGTTATAAGACAACTGGGCCTGAAGGATACGTTGCAATAGATAGACTTGGTGGTGATGCGGTAAAGATCGTTGACAGGATGGAATTCTCGTACAACAACTTTTCGCCTGATATACTTAAAGGATGGGACAAACCAGGAAGGTAACGATGTTTAAATTTAAACAATATGTGGAAGACGTAGAAAACTTCGAGTTAGAAGAAGATGACGAACAGTCTGAAGCAGCCAAAACTCTCTCATTTGCAACACGTGCGAAGATGCGTCGGAATGCGATCAAGTATCGCAATCGTCGTAAGATTGGTTCGAAGATTCAAAAGAAGAAAATCGCTTCACTTGGAAGGTTAAAGAAACGTGCAAGAAGATCAGCACGTAGAGCTTTTACTAAGAAGGCAGGAGGCGGATCAGCACCTACTAGTGTAGGTCAAAAGAACGTGATAAAGAAAAGACTAGCGGGTAAATCATTCCAATCAAGAATGGGTAGGACTGCGAAACTGGGTGTTAAAACTGCACGTAGACGTGATATGGCTCGCAAACAGGGCGGTGCTGGGAAGAGAAGAACTGGATAATGATGCATTCGTTTAAAAACTATCTTGTAGAGGAAGATCGTGCAGTATATTTTTCTTTTGGAAGAATGAACCCACCCACAATTGGACACGGTAAAGTGTTAGACAAACTGTCATCATTGGCAGGGTCTAATCCATATCGTATGTACCTATCTCAGTCTCAGGACGCAAAGAAAAATCCATTAGGATATAAAGAAAAAGTTAAGATCTCACGTAAGATGTTTCCAAAACATGCGAGATCAATTATAATGGCACCAAAACTCCGTAATGCAATGGAGATCGCATCTGCACTTTACAAAGAAGGTTTTGTGAAGGTTGTTATGGTTGTAGGACAAGACAGACTTCGAGAGTTTGACGTTCTATTAAACAAGTACAACGGCAAGAAAGCACGTCACGGATTCTACAATTTCCAAGATATTAAAGTCATTTCTGCTGGTCAACGTGTTCCAGATGCAGAAGGTGTTGAGGGTATGTCTGCGTCTAAGATGCGTAAAGCAGCGGCAGACAACGAATACGCAAACTTTGTATTGGGTTTACCTAAAACATATGGTGACAAAGATAGTAAGAAACTATTCAATACAATAAGAAATTCTATGGGTCTAAAAGAGACTAAGGTATTCCACAGTCACATCAAATTAGAATCTATTGGTGAAACTAGGGAAGCATATGTATCAGGGGATCTATATGGCGTTGATGATAAAGTTGTTATCAAAGAAACGGAAGAAGTAGGAACAGTTAAGTATTGTGCATCAAACTATCTCGTGGTAGAACTACACACTGGTCAACAGGTACGTAAGTGGTTGGACGCAGTAGAATTAGTAGAGAAATCAACCCAAGAAGAATACAAATACGAATGGGGCAAAGACGACGGTGTA